ACTGGCAACCACGACTTATACTACAGAGACAAACGTGATATCTACAGTTTTGAATGGGCTCGACATATACCTAATCTAAAAATATGCAACGATTGGTTTGAACAGGATGATGTTATACTGTGTCCTTGGCTGGTTGGTGATGATCATAAACAGATCAAAACTGCGAGTGCTCAGTACATGTTTGGACACTTTGAACTGCCACACTTTAAAATGAATGCCATGGTAGAAATGCCAGATCATGGCGAAATCAAATCAGAACACTTTCAACAGTATGGCACAGTGTTCTCAGGACACTTTCATTTACGTCAACAAAAAAACAACATAAACTATATTGGCAATGCCTTTCCGCACAACTTTTCTGATGCTGGTGACGATCAACGTGGTTGCATGATACTTGAATGGGGCAAAGAACCTGAATACATTGCTTGGCCCGATCAACCATTGTACAAAGTGCTTGACTTGTCTCAGGTGATTGATTATGCTGATACTATACTAAAGCCAAAAATGCATGTTAGAGTAAACTTAGACATAGAAATATCCTACGAAGAAGCAAACTATATCAAAGAGCAGTTTGCAACCAAATACAATCTGCGTGAGATGGCACTTATACCAAACAAACGCAGTGCATTAGAAGAAGAAATGCAGCCAGGCGATATCAAATTTGAAAGTGTTGATCAGATTGTTACTGAACAAATTATAAACATTGATTCAGAATTCTATGATAACAAACTATTATTAGAAATTTACCGATCTCTATAGACCTCATGCAAATTACAATGTATAATAACACATGATTCAAATTAAAGACCTTACGGTAAAAAACTTTATGAGTGTGGGTAATGCTACACAGGCTATCAACTTTGATAGACAAGACCTCACACTGGTACTTGGAGAGAACATTGACTTAGGTGGTGATGGTTCACGTAACGGAACTGGTAAAACTACAATCATCAATGCACTAAGTTATGCACTCTATGGCGAAGCACTCACAAACATACGTCGTGATAATCTTATAAACAAAACCAATTCAAAAGGCATGATGGTTAGTTTAGACTTTTGTGTTGGCGAACAATGCTATCGTATCGAACGTGGACGTAAGCCAAATGTTCTAAAGTTTTATATTAACGACAATGAACAACTAGCAGAAGACTATGCACAAGGTGATTCAAGAGAAACACAAGGTGCAATACTTAAACTGTTGTGCATGAGTCACACCATGTTCAAACATCTTGTGGCATTGAACACCTACACTGAACCTTTTTTAAGTTTAAAACAAAACGACCAAAGAGAGATAATTGAGCAACTGTTAGGAATAACACAACTCAGTGAACGTGCTGACAAGATCAAAGAACTTAGCAAACGCACACGTGATGATATCAAGCAAGAAGAAATGACCATCAAAGCATTGCAAACTGCCAACGACAAAATTGGTGAGCAAATTCAAGCACTCAAACGCAGGCAGACACTGTGGATGAACAAAAAAGCCGATGATATTAAAAAGTTTGAAACTGCAATTGAAGATCTTGCACATGTTGATATTGAAGCTGAACTATCTGCACACGCTGAGCTGGCCAGTTGGACAGAATTAAATAACACACAAACACAGTTGCAAAAAGACATTGCCGCACTAACTGCACAGGTTACTAGAGCAGAAAAAGATGTTTCTAGAACTAAACGTTCATTAGAAAGTTTAGAATCAGGCACTTGTGGCAGTTGTGGACAAAGTGTTACACACATGGAAACACATCAACAACATGTGGCTAAAGCACAGGAGGAATACAATGGGGCAAGTGATTTCCTTAGAGAAATACAGGAAGGAATCTCTGCACTCAAAACAGATAAGAAAAAAGTTCCAACGAGACCAAGAGTTTTTTATGATAGCGTGTCTGATGCACACAATCATAGATCAACACTATCCTCACTTGAAACACAGTTACAAAGCAAACGTGCAGAAGCCGATCCTTACATTGATCAAATAGTAGAAATGCAAACCACTGCCGCTACTGAGATAAGTTATGACAAACTTAACGACCTTACAAGATTACATGATCATCAAGACTTTTTACTTAAACTACTAACCAACAAAGACAGTTTTGTGCGTAAACGTATTATTGATCAAAATCTCAGTTACTTGAATTCACGACTTACACACTATTTGGATAGAATAGGATTGCCACACACAGTTATATTCCAAAACGATTTGACTGTAGAAATACAAGAACTTGGTAGAGATTTGGACTTTGACAATCTATCAAGAGGTGAACGTAACAGACTAATTATCAGTATGAGTTGGGCATTCCGTGATGTATGGGAGAGCTTGTATGGAGCAATCAACCTACTATTCATTGATGAAATGATTGATTCAGGAATGGATACATCAGGTGTCGAAGCCGCTCTTGCATTGTTGAAAAAGATGGCAAGAGAAAGAGCAAAAAGCATTTGGCTGGTATCACACAAAGATGAACTAGCAGGTCGTGTGAATAATCTACTTAAGGTTGTTAAAGAAAATGGTTTTACAAGTTATAGTACAGACGTTGAACTAGCATGAAAATTTTAATAACTGGAACAACAAGTGGGATTGGTTTTGAAATTGTTAAATTGATCAATTGCGAAATAGTAGAACTAAACCGAACAACAGTAGATTTAGATTATCCAGAACTTATTACAGATAATCATGTACCGTTAGTTGACATTGTTATCAACAATGCAGGACATGATATTGGTGGTAAAGTTCTTTTTGCAGAACATAAATTTGCACATTGGCAACGAATTATAAACACTAACCTAGTTAGTGCAATGCGTATTACACAACTTGCTATACAAAAAAATTCCAACTTGACTATAATCAATATCACCAGTACCAACAACGATAAGTATTGGGGTAACGATTTAGTATATAGTTTAAGTAAAGTTGCACTAGAACACTTTGGTAAAATGTTAGAAATAGATTACCCAAATATCACTGTGAAAGAAGCAAGAATAGGATTAACCAAAACAAATTTTAACAATAGCCGTCACCAATTAAATCACAAACCAATAGACGATTTATACAGTAACGAGCATTTGCTTCCTGCAACAGTAGCAAAAAAAATAATAGATTTTTTAGTTACCAACGATAATCACTTTCTTAGGATACCAGAATGAAAAACAAGTACGGATGGCAGTTATATCACTGGCATGTTGAACCCAGTAGCAAATGCAGTTTGCGTTGCCCTCGTTGTCCAAGAACTGAATACCCAGATACTCCATGGTTAAACAAAGAATTAAGTCTAGAACAATTTAAAAATGCATTTTCTTCTGACTTTATTAGCGAGCATGTTCAGCGTTTTACGATGTGCGGTGATGTAGGTGATAGTATCTATTGCAAAGATTATTTAAAAATTGTTGACTATATTAAACAAATTAAACCTACTTGTCATGTGTATACTATAACAAACGGAAGTTACAAAACTAAAAGTTGGTGGGAAGAATTTGCTAGAATTAGCAATGAGTATGACACTATTACATTTAGTGTAGATGGGTATGATCAAGCTAGTAACGATTTATACAGAGTGAACAGTAACTTTCAAAGTATAATGGACGGTATGTGGATTATGGGTCATAAATCATCTGCATTTGTTAATTGGGCATGTATATACTTTTCTTTCAACCAAGACCATACCGAAACTATTGTTAATTTAGCTAAACAAAACGGATGTGATAGCATGCGATGGACAAGGAGCACTAAATTTAATAGCATATATAATGGTGCTTACGGTATAGAAGATACATTAGAACCTAGACCGGAATTTATTAGTAAAACAAAACGTTATGATCTACGTATACAAAGACTAACCAACCGAATACAAAATAATGATCAATTCATGACTACAGAGTTGCAAAAATATTTACATTCTAAACCAATAGGACCAATAACACCTTTATGTTTAGTAGGAAACAGAGGTATGTTTCTAAATGCTGCAGGCAGTGTGCATCAATGCAGTTGGACTAGTTTTCCGTTTAGTTCAATGAGTTATGGTGACAAAGTTATTTCATACAAAGACAGTTTTTTTGGAAAATATAAAGATATTTTAAATATAAAAAATGGTCTTACTTTAGAAGAAGTTCTCAATCATGATCTATGGGAAAAATTTTTTAATAAAATGGAAAATGATCCATGGGTCGAATGCAGTGAAAAATGTAGGTCAAGTCTTGTAACTAAAGATTATGCTGTTGATTTTGACAACTAACTACTATGACATGGTTTTATCAAGATAAAGAAGTAACAGAAATTCCAGAAGATTCAATTGGGTTTGTTTACCTTATAACTAATCTAACCAACAATAGAAAATATATAGGCAAAAAACTTACACAATTTAAACGCAGTAAAAAGCCTCTAAAAGGCAGAACAAACAAACGCAGATACACCGTTGAAAGTGATTGGAAAGACTACTATGGAAGCAGTGATGAGCTCACTGCGGATGTAGAACTATTAGGAAAAGACAAGTTTAAACGTGAAATCATGTTTTGGTGTAAAAGCAAAAGCGAACTCAGTTACATTGAAGCGAGAGAACAATTTACACACAAAGTACTAGAATCAAAACAATGGTATAACGGGCACATACGGGTCCGTGTACATCAAAAAGGCATATTAAAAGACTAAATTAACTACCTATATAACAACGTCATAAACACAATGACACAGGCACTACTAGAGCAATGCTCAGAACAACTTTTTAAATTTCCCAAGCTAACATGACATCGTTTGATCGGGGTTGCTCGATCCACCTTGAGGTCTGCCAACGTGAGTTGTAGCCGACAGAACTGGTGCGTCAAAGGATATAGCTAACTTAAGGCTAGAATGAGATGGGCTCTGTGAAACAGATACAACCCATGCGTTGGTATACTTTGCTTGAAGGGGTATACATAACGTTCCGTTGTGAGACAAGGCTAGAGTAAGGGGTACAGCACAACCGCCCCTGTTGCAGTAATGCAAATCTCTTTATTCAAGTGACTGGATAACTCAGATGAGAACCGGTTTTAGACTTGCCCGTAGTAGGGCAAGTATGACCAAACTATCTAGATGAGGACTTCTAAAAAGTTGTTGCTGAGTGAAAACGAAGCAACAGATGTCTTTAGACATCTAATTAAATACGCACATGGGCTTAATTAAATTTGATCATTATACCAAAACGATAGCAATAGTGCGTAATCATAAATGTAGCACTACGACCATGATGAGCTATGTAGCACAAGCAATATGGGATGCTGATCCTAAAGAAATACAACATTTTAGAAGTTTTGAAAACAATGCTCCTGGTGTGTATAATAAAACCAGAACATTTGAAGAATACAAAAATGAATTACTTAGTGCCGATATTAGAATTGCACTGTGGCGTGATCCAATTGATAAGTTTGTGAGTGGATACTATCATACAATGTTCAGTAACGCAAATAAAAATTTGTGGAAGACACCGCCAGGTTTGACCAATTTTCTCAAAGACTTTGACTATTATAGAAATAATCCTAACGTTCAAGATCATTGCGAAAGCAATACAAAAAGATTAGGTACGGATCAGTCAGTATACACTCATGTGTTTAACTATAAAGAAGTGCATAAAATCTCAGAGTTACTGGGTGTGCCTGCACTAAACACACACCATCGCAAAGACAATACCATGCGAGCCGGACCTACTGATCTACAACAGTTGCGTATTAAACAAATCATGCTGGAAGATTATGTTAATGGTTGGTGTTAGTCTGGATAATCGCGGTAGAGAAAATGTTGTATGGTTTCCACATCTACCCACTGATTGAAACCTACGTGTTCTGTTTCTATATCGTCTACATTTGACACAACATGACTCATTGCATCGTCAAGAGCCTGCATGTTTTCAAATTCCATGTCGATTCTAAACTCTGGCAAATCCATTGAGCGAAAACCTAGCTTCATTCTTGTGATTCTGTAGGCGTGCATAGTGGGCAATTTATCTAGGAAAAGCTTCATGTTATCTACAAAAGTTCGTGCATCTATACCTTCTTTAACATCGGCGTAAATGGTGTAAACGTTCATTATTCTCTGCCTCCTAGTATTTCAAAGCCGTCAATTTTTGATTTATAATCATCTGCCTGACCAAG